ATTGATGGTAGAGTCCAGGCTTCACTTTATGGTAATCACCTGTATTTAGAATTGTAATATCACAAAGGTCATAATCTCTCTGCCAAGTTCGGATTAACATCTTACCAGATTCTACATAGAACCCATTCCATTTATATCTGTGTAGGTGTTTAGAACAAACCCCACCCTTTTCCATTTCAATACGATGGAACTCCAGTGCACCATTTGCTTCTATAAGTTCTGTCGTACCCCATACTTTACCAGCCTTCATGCGAAAAAATCCTCTAGTGTTTGTTGTTCTTCTACTGACCAATTGACCGCGTCTAGTATCATTTTCAATGGTTCAATAAAAGTCTTTTCAAATTGTTTGTCATAATCTATGAATCTTCCCAGACCAAACTCTTGTGGAACTACATCTGGAAATGAGATTATGTTTTCTTTGATTGTGTTAGGCATCTTCAAGTAACAGAACTTGATACGACTACCATTCTCAATCGGTTCGTACTTGTTGGTGAGTTTATATTCCTTCAAGTACTTATTATATAGTAGAGACCCACGAACATGTATGGGTGTCCCCTTTTTGTATATTTGTTTACGATCACTCCAGTCTGTTATATTAGACACACCACGTGGAAATGCAATAGACTCTGGTGGTAACTGTTTAAACTCTGATTTGAATTGTTGGATGAAGTCCTGCGTTTCTTTCTCAGTAGACGATATAATAATCTTGAACGCCTCTTTGAATTTGTCACGGACAGCTTGTGGTGTGGAAGATTTGATTGCTTCGATACCCATCATCTTTAGTTTGGGTTCATCGTATTGCACACCTTCAGAGTTATGCACATTGAGAATGTATCTCTTCTTTGCAGTCCATATACCACGATCTGCAATAACCTCACGTGCCATTTCCATTCTAGGTTTGTGACAGTTCATCTTGTGGAACAAATCATCAAAAGATTTTGCGAGTTTAGGTTCAAAGTGTTCTCTGCATATTTTGTCTAAGAACTTGACAGGATCGTTTGGATTAAGTTGCTGTACAAGAGCAGACATGTTAATATATACAGAATCGGTATCGATAGCCAGTACATAATCTTCCTCAGTCTTTAATATTTTATTCATTTCGTTGTTGATTGTTTTCTCTGCCCATTGGATAACCATCTGACCAGTGAGAGTCACACCCTCTGCAATACGTAGATCATAATACTTGAAGTACCTGTTACCCATCGCACCATACAAAGAGTTCATCAAGATCTTAATCGCCATCTGTTGATTGTGGAGAGTGTTGATCTCTTTTTCTAATTCAAATGTTTTTTCTTTCTGATATGATTGTTCTGCAGACAACATTTGTTTCTTGACAGAACTACGTTCATCATAGTAGTCAATAATAATATTTGGAATCACACCATCGATCTTCTTACTATAGATAGATCCGTTTGATGCAACTGCGTTGTTTCTTTCTCTCTGTGCAGGATGTATAGGGTCTACACCATCAAAGGCCTTGAGATAGTGATCAACACCACTAGGTAGATTATCTGGTGGACTCTTCAATAGAGTTTCTGGTGACATGTTCCATTGCACAATAATGTTTGGATACAGTGAGTTCAAGTCAAACGACACAACCCAGTCATGTGCACCTGTCTGTGGGTTCTTCACGTAACCACCTGCAAACTCACTCTTCTCGTGCTCTATCTTGAATGCAGATGGAACAACTTTCATGTTGTTGAGTTTACGATGAATGATAGATTCCCAGATACCTGTAGTACCAAATGCATCCTGATAGTTCACACCACCTTTATATGCAATAGTCATACCCAGTGTAATGAGTCCCATCTTTTCTTCAAGACGATCAACCAACTGCACATCTTTCATGTTATAGTCGATGTACTTTTGGAAATCATCTTTGTACAAGTTCTTCAATGAACCAGATTCTTCGTAAGACAGTTTCTTCTCACCGAGCACAACATGACCAATGTGATCAAGTTTGTATGACTCTTGTTTACCATACGAGTAACCAAACTTTTGGAACAGCTCAAGGTAATCCATAGTTTGGATGCCTTTGATGTCGTAGGTCATTTCTTCTTTGTTGAGTCTTCGTATCTTGCGTTGATCTATCAGACCCCATGGTGAAAACTGTCTGACCATATCAACACCACAAACGCGATTGATACGATTTACCAGATAAGGGATATCGAAGAAACGAACATTCCAACCAGTAATAACATCTGGTAGGTTCTCTTCCTGTCTCCAGTGATTTACAAACCGAGCAAGTAGTTCTGGTTCTGATTCACACTTGACATAGTTGACTGGTTTGATCAGAGCCTTCTCTGTGTCGTAATCTTGTAGACCCCACACATGATAGATCCCATCAATATTATTCTTAATAGTTATTGCAAGTACTCTTTGGTCTGCAACTGCTACTTTGGGAAATCCACCTTCATACTCAGTCTCAATGTCGATAGTGGTAACGTTGATCTTATCACGATCAAACCGAATATCTTTTGGGAACTTGCGTGTGACATACTGGTGTAAGTAGTTGTTCGTTCCATAGACTTGGAAACCAGTGACATGTTGGTATTGTTCCAACCAATCACGTGCTTCTCTCATAGAGTCGAAATCTACTTCACCTATATGATTACCGTCCAAACCACGCCATCCAGTTTCAGTCTTGGATGGTACAAAGAATTTTGGTTTGAACTTTTCTTTTTTAAAAACTTTTTTACCGAGATCGTCATAACCTCGGTAAAGAATGTAGTTTGAATATCTTGCAACATTGGTATAAAACATATATGTATTATATCACAGTTTCAAAATGTTGTCAAGACAGATTTTCACTCCAGTAGTTTTTCAAATGTCATTGGCCCTGCAACTCCGTCTGGTGTGAGACCATTGTCCGTTTGCCAAAGTTTTAGTGCACGTTCAGTACCTCTACCGAATACACCATCTGCGTCTAATCCAAGTGCTTCCTGCATCATAGCAACACCGTCACCACGTGAACCTCTTCGTAATACACCGATATCATCTAAGATATCATCATCATCGTCTTCGTCTTCCTGTAAGACTTCAAACGACATACCAAGAACTTTCATCGCATTGATGTATCTTTTCTGTCTATCTTCTAGACCAATAGATCCACCATTGATCTTCTTAGTCATTAGTTTTACATTATCGCCATCTGCAATATCGTTTAGATTATTCGTATCCCAGAACCAACATGCACTTTGTATTGAACCGTTAAAAGACTGGACATACTCTGCCGCTTCTTCTGCAGTCATGTCAATTGAGTCTCCAAACTTAGTGTAGTTGTCCCTACCTGTCAATTGCTTCAGTCCACGGCCTCGGAACAACCATCCATCACCTTCATAAATATTTCCCATTTTATACTTACGGAACTCATCCATGTAAACGTAGTTCGCAATCATTTCTGGTTGACGATGATATTCATCTGCGTCACGTTTAGGTGCATCACCAAAATATCTTCCAAATACTGCACGTAGAGCCTTTGCACTATAGTTTAGATTCTCTTCTAAACGTTTGAAATTTGCGCTCTCATGTGCACATTGAGATAAAAAGTGTGCTACCCTACGTTCTGTAGTAATACCGTACATAGGTAGTATTTCATGTAATGCAGCGTACCATTCACCAACTTGTTTGTTGCCATGGATTATCTCTGCAAGGTGATCTTCCGTAAAATCAAAATCAAAACTCATAAACTATCCTTCTTCTTTAAAGTATTTATCCAACATTTCTAACCGTTCATTGGCATGACCCATAGTAGATAGTTCTTTTTGTATTGCTTCAACTACGTCACTATGTTCACCTATACCTGCGGCATTTCTCATGTAGACCATTATATTGGTCTTTGCTACTTCTAATTCACCTTCAGCGTGCATTCTACACGCCTTAACTAATTGTTGACTAAACTTAGTGGTCATGCAGATTCTCCAATAATTCACTAAATTTTCTTTTTGACTTACCACGTATTTTCGTAGATTTTATATCATCTAGGTTTGACATGTCATGTCCGACTACTACCATAGCGATCATACCCATCGTTGCATGTGGTGTACACTGATACAGGTAGATGCCAGGCGTATCAAATGTTATTGATACTTCTTTATTATTTTTACTTTTCTTTGGTAAATCCCATCCTTCAGGGCCTGCAATGAAGTGTACATTGTGTCCCTTTGATTTTGGATTCCAAGTTATTGTATCGCCTACGTCAACATGTGTTATATCTTTGGAGTAAACCATTTTTGCTCCATCATCACGTTTGTTTAACATATCGATTGTCATGTCTGCAGCGAACGCTGGAACAGACAGTGTAGCAATTACTGCTACGGTTGATAAAAGTTTAATCATGTTCTACTTCCTCTTAATGCAAAAAATAAACCACCCACCCATAAGAATACATGTAGGTTATCATATAATATTACGTCCCATAAACTAGTAGGTTGACCTATCCATATGACTCCAGTCATAATACAACAGATCACAATACCACAGAATCTTGTTAGTGCGTCTCCAAGATCTTGTAACCAAAAGTCCCAGACATAATCACCTGCGATTTTAGTAACCAAGATCCCACTAAGTAACAATCCTATACCTGCTCCTATTTCACCATACACTACGAACCACCACACCAAGTAAGGTAGTCCCCAAGAATCTGCATCTTCTATATTGTATGGTAATTTACTTAAACCTTGTTGTATAAACACAATGGCTAATGGGATGCGTAATAACCAATGTCTTAGACAAAACTCTGGAATTTTATTTAAAATAGATTTTATCATTTTCTTTCCTTAAATCATAGGGGGCGGTTTCCCGCCCCATCACTGTATTCATTTTTCTCCAGTTTGTCTCAACTGAGCAGCTTGTAACATACAACGTTTTGCTTGTTCATGATAACCATGACGTGTAAGTTCAGCGGCTGCCCGTGAATATCCGACAATCTCTGCAGTTCTGGTAAGGGAACTCCATATGCCAGAAAACGGTGAAAAGACGTAACTCATTACTGCTGTAGTCATTACACCCACCCCTTTAGGTTAGTGTTTGTATCCACTGCAGAGCGTTTCAGTGTTTCATCACCTCGTGCTACTGAGTATATATCTCCTCGACCCAAACCGATATCATTTAATTCTGCATCGGTCAGTCTATTCAATTCCCTGATTGTTTGTCTTCTCATTTGATTTTTATGATAATTTTTCAACCAGTTTCTTGAAAATTGTAGAAGTCCTTCAATCGGACTCCGTAAGTAATTGTTTATTGCTAGTATGTGTTGTGTCATTTTCTTTACCCTCGTAAGTTTTACCAATATTAATTTTACGAGGACGCATTTCTTCTGGGATAACATACTTCAGTTCTATTGCAAGTATACCATCTTGAATATCTGCTCCATGCACGTTTACGTGCTCCGACAGTCTGAATGTCCTTTTAAATTTTTTGGTGGAGATACCACGATGGATAAACTCTCTACCTTTGGACACGTGATCCCCTGTCACTGTCAGTGTACGGTCTTTGACCTCTACTGATATCTCATCTTGTGAGAACCCTGCAATAGCAAGTTCGATCAGGTAATTACTTTCACCTGTCTTAATAATGTTATGTGGGGGATAGTGATCGTTTGCATGTTTTGCAGTCCATTCGAGTTCATTAAATAAATGATCGAATCCAACAAAAGATGAACGTGGGAATAAATTTGAAAAGCCTGTCATTTGTATATCTCCTTCTGATCAAGCAAGATTGTAACGGAACCAGATCATTCTGCATTCCTGTATTATATATAAGATCTCTTCCCCTAAATGTCAAGGGGTAGAAATCACTTTTTTAGTCTGGCGCTGGTATTGTTCTAGCTGAACGTTGACCTCTTCTTTTGATACTAGAAGTCTTTGCTCTACCAGTCCCAGTTTTAATTGCCGTTTGATTTGCAATCCATTTTTTGGCAACAGGACTACTTGGTTTCTTTGACGCCCATGACTTCATTTTCTTATAAGCAGTCATGGCTGCACCTTCGTAGTTCGCACCATCTGAGTTGTCCACAATCACCATCATGTTACCAAATAGGTTCTGGAACTTACCGATATTCTTCTGAACATCTTTCCACATACCAGTAACCTGTTTTGCGCCGAGTGTTCTCGCACGCTTCTGGTCTCTGTTGATTGCAGTATCTAAATCTGTATTGACAAATATCATTGCAACTTCGTAACCCAACTGTTTGAGTTTACCGACTTGACCTGATATCTTGTCGAAGTTTTTACCTGTACCATCGATAACTAAACCAAGTCTACCGTTCACTGCAAGTTCCATCTGTTTCAAAGTAAGTGCGGTTGCACGTGAACGTGCGGCCTGACCCTTGTCTGTAAAGATATCTTCTGGTGTTGTTTTTAATCCTGCTTTCGCTAATTGTTTTTCGAAAGCAGGATCACTGTTGATTAGTTTCATACCAAATGAAGTCAATGCAGTTTTACCCACCATAAATGACTTACCACTACCTGGCCCACCTGCAAGAAAGACTGCCTTAAAGATCGATGGATCGTTGACACCTTCTTCCAGAAAATTAGTAAACCTTAACATTGTTCTTCCTATTGTTTTGATCCGATATTATATTTCGGACATAGTTCCCAATCGTTCTTTTCTTTAAATGGTATAATCTTAATCTGTCTCATTGGAGCAAGTGGTTCTGCATTAGCATCCATGCCAATCAATCCCCAATCACTCATTAACTGTGCTATAGTATTCCTTCTAGCAATGTCGTTCTCTTCTAAATTAGATTTCTTTCCATCTAGAAGAAATAATTCTTTGAAATGTACTATGAAGTACCTTCCCTGTTTGTGTAGGATATGACAAGACTGAAATAATTTCTTGTCCTTGCGTGATGCTACCCCAATTCTTGTGAGTGTTTCTCTAACCTTCAAAAAATCATCTGGTTCGTTTAACGTAACCTCTAACATAGAGGCAGGTGTCCACTCTACTATATTATTTTCTTCCACCTTTATAAACCTTCTGTTTCAATTCATTTATCTGTTCTCTTGTGAGAAGGGACAAGGCGGTTCTGGCTTTCTCATTATTATAACCATAATATTCCTTGACAACTTCCACGTCACTTTCGGATACAACCTTTTCCCACTTGGAGAATCGTTTGCGTTTCCTAACCATATTTATAAGAAAATCGAATTGTAGACGGTTATCAATGTTGTGGTTTATATTCATTTCATTTGCATACA